ATGATGGCTGACCAATCGTCGGCTGTGAGCTGTTCCACAGGCTTTTTGGTCGGCGCAACAACCCCGTCTTCTTCAGCAACAGGTGTTGTAGGTGTTGTAGTAGTCGCTGGTGTCGCAGGTGTGGTGGTTTCAGGAGCTACAGCTAAATTAGGTGCAACTGCTTTTTTACCTAAGCTATTTGCAAGAGTAGCTGACGTATAAACATAGGTTCCCTGCTGTGCACGAGTTAACCCAACATAGCGAAGCTTCTGTTTATCAGAAGGTGATGCACGAGATGCTTCAATGTCTTGATCATCAACCATGGCATAGGTGTACGTACCCCCTTGAGACTTATGGATGGTATGTGCATAACCGTATTGTAGTGTGCTTTTCATAGCAACCAGAGGCTTACCATCTTTCCCTCTGCCATATTCAATATCAAAAGGGAAAGCATACGTGTCAGTAACAGGATAGAACTCTCTCTTCCATACTTGACGATCTTTCTGTGCCCTCTTAATTACAGCTGCCGCAGCTAATCCCAATTCCTTAACAGTTTCTTTTGGTGTTTTAGGAGACAGAATCTTAATAGTTTGAGCATCCTCTAAACCAAAAATGTCCTTGATTTTAATAGTCTCAATGGTTACATCAACACCAAATATGGTTTCAACTTTAGAGCTAACTAACTCTTGAACGATGTAATCCACACCATTAGCTACAGGTGTAAGACCATCTTTTTGAATGGCTTTACCAAATGAACTATAGCCCATAAGCAACTCACCAACCACATAAGAAGGTGGGTTCTCACCAAACAGCCCTAGACGGATAACCTCATTAAATTTTTCCACTCGATTGTTGGTGAAGGCAACAACACGAACCAGTAATGGATTAGTTTTGAACGCAGGTGAGCCAAACATATTTATAGCAAGCTCTACAAAACTCTTTGCAGAATTTGTAAAGGAGACACCCTTGCCATCTTTCATGTCTGACTTATAAGTAAAACTGCCAGATTCACGGACAGCAGTAGATTCATCCAGCAATGCTGGATCTTCTGTACGCATAATCTCTGTAAGCACAGCACCATCATCTGTACTGGTAAGTGCTTTTGAAGGTGTAAGTTGATTAACAGGAGCTAGTTGAGCGTTATCCCCTAAGAATATGATCTTCGTACCATTAGCTGCATTCACTTTTTCCATCAAAAATGCATACAATTCATCATTAATCATAGAGCTTTCATCTACGATTATTAGTGCATTGTTTGGGAACTTATCATCCAACTCACTCCCTTGGTTGAACTGAACATCCTTAGCATTAAACTTTGATAGATCAACATTTGGCCTTAGCCCCAACAATACATGAAGAGTTTTCACTGTATCGTTTGGATTCTTAACACGAGTAACTGTGTTTGCCCTGTGGGTAGGGGAGCTTAGTACAATCTTCATCCCTGCATTAGCTTTACGCAATGCATTGATAACACTGGTTACAAGGAAAGTTTTTCCAGAGCCAGCAGGCCCAGCTATAGAGAAAGTCTTCTTATCACTGTTGTAGAAGCTAATAGCCTTTTCATAGGCAACCTTCTGCCCATCATTAAGTCCTTCTTTTCTTATAGGCTTCTCAGGTGCCTTAATTACAGGAACCACAGGAGCTACAGGAGCAATTACTTCTACAGGTGGAGTAGATTCAGGAGTCTTAGCTTTCTTTGGTTCAGCTTTAGTCTCTACAGCAGGAGCAGGTGGGTTTACCTTGGCTTTCTTTGTTACCTTTTTAACTACAACTGTAGGTGTAACTTCTTCAGAAGCCACATCAGCAGGAGTCTCAGTCACAGCTTGTAGCATATCCGCATTCTTAAAATCTTTGCGGATATTAGAAACTTCTTCATTAGTTGGGTTGTTTTGTAAGTCAGCAAGAGTTTGTATACCCTTTTCAGATAACTTATCTTTATTCTTGTTAAGCCAGTTAATAGCTCTCTCAGCAAATTCAGCATATTCTTTTGAGAGTGTATTAATAGGCGCAGTGTAAGGAGCAACAGCACCCATTGCTTCCAGTACATCACCTAAAAACTTTATCTTAGCTTTCTCTGTTGGAAAGCTTTCCTCAGACAACTTATCCCCGAGTTTAGTAATAATATCAAAAATGGTACCCCCATCTTCATAGATCTTTTTAGCAATTTGATCAATACCTAACTCTACAGCCTGTTCTAGTGGTGTTAGTGTTTTTGTATCAGTAGGCACAACAGGAGATGCAACCACTGGTGTAGTAGGCTGTAAGCTGGCATTAAGTTTATCAACCAAACTTCCACCAGTTGGTTTAACCACATTAGGGTTAAATTTCTTAACCAATTCAGAGGGTACACCAACTAATTCAGGGTTCAGAGGGGTAGGCTTAATTGCCTTGATGCCCAGTGTAGGGAATGCTTTTGTGAAGTTATTAAACACACCTGCAACAATATCTCGCTCAAGCGCAGCAGATTGAACCAAATCAAAAGAAGCTTCTGATTTAGTATTTACAAACATACCTTTATGGTTTGCTTTTGGATTGTTCTCTGAGCTACCCCATTCTCTCGTAATAGGCATTAGCACCTGATATGGCACATACTTTGGTGGCTTATCGGAGTTACGCTCTTCAAAGTGCTTATTAGCAGCTTTTACTTTGTTCTCCATGTGCTGCAAGAATAGCCCCAATTCAGCAATACGCTCAGTGGCTAGATCCTTATTCTTAGAGTGCATGGCATCAATGATTTGTTTAGTGTGCTGAACCAAGGAAGGCCATTGACCTTTTCTGGCTCCGTCATTGCTACCAATAACCTGTTCAGAAACTACATCCTGTAAGCGTGACAAACCACCAGCACTGATACCCCTTTCAATAGCTTGTCGTGCCTTAATCAACTCGATGCTATTACTTAATGTGGCTCGCTGCTCAGCAGTTAGGTTTAGTCTCTTTTCATCACTATGCTTTAAGAGGTTATTTATAGTCTCAACATTACCATGCTCAGGGGAGACACTTGCAATCGCAAGAGTGCTTTGAAGAATTGCCTGTGCTTCTGGGGATTGGATTGCATTGTTTTCAATAATTTGTGGAGCTGCTTCTTCCACAGCTTTCCCTTGCTCTGCTAATTTTAGCAAGGCAGTCTTAATACTTGGTGTATTAAGTATATTGGTAATTACCTGCTCATAGTGGCTAAGTTCTTGGCGAGTAGGGTCATCTTCACTAAGTGAGCTTAGTGCCTCAGGATCTGAGTATTGAACACCATGCATGGTATCCATTAGGGCATACATACTAGCAGCAGCTTCTAACTGTTCTGGGCCAGTTAGTGTTTGAACTTTTCTAGCCAACTGCTGTACAGCAACAACCCTACCATTAGCTGGATCAATATCAGCTTTCAGGTTATCAGGAAATGCTTCCAATTCTTTTGGATCAAGTTTGAAAGCTTTTACCAAACTTGCCATATATTCTTTAGTTTTTACTTTTTCTTCAGTAGAGCTGCTAGATGCATCTATAGCAGCATTAACAGCTGACTCAATTTGGTCAATACCACCGCTTGCAGCTACTGTAGACATCTCTGCTAAAGTCTCTTCTGCTATAGGAGAGTCTTTCTCACGAGCTGCCAAGTAAGCATCTGCTTTATCAAGAATCAGATTGCCTATTGAACCTGACTTAGCCAAAAGCCCTCTTGTGGCGTTATATGCACTTATGCCTGTGTTGATTGCACCTAGTGTTGCAATGGATGGTGCCTGTGATACACCGGCAGCAGACAAGCCATAAGCAGCACCTTCGACAAACTGTCTACCTACACCTTTAGATAGATCGGTTTCTTTATCAATATTTTGCTGTATGGCTAAATTTTGATTAAGTTGCCCTGTGAGTCCTTGTGTACTCTCTTCAAGTGGCTCTTTAACAAGTACGTTCTTTAAACCATCCCGCACAGATGGGGCTTTAAATGGTTTTTCACCATATTTGGTGACCATACCAAGTGCTGCTGCTATAGGTGCTTGGCGCATAGCAGCAGTTTGTGCGGTATCTACTACAGCAAATTCTTTTGCCATAGCTTGAGCATCACTCAAACTATACTTTTTGCTTTTTAGCAGTTCTGCCAACTTAGCTTGGTAAACTGGGGATGTTTTGGCTAGTTCAGCGTAGGAAAGGTTATTAATCTCATTCACCACACCGGTGTATGCACCACCACCTTCAAGGGCTGCTGTAACAGCAGGCCAAGTAAGGAAGTCACCTACCTTATTAACAGCATTTATACCCCTAGCGGTACTCGTCACACCATTAGCTTTATCCAGTGCACCAAGAGTTTTTGCCAAATTAAGTGACTTCTCTCCACCAACTACTAATGCACCACCTGCTCTCAGTGCCTTAGCTAATGGGCCACCTGATACAAAAGAACCAACAGCTTGAGATGTCCCTTGTGCAAATGCTGTATCACTGTTCCCTAAAGACTCTGCTGCATCAACTGTATCTCTGCCAAATTTACGCAAAGAAGCTACTGTATCCGATGCCCCAGCTTCTGATTCAGCTTGGCGCATATACTCATTATCAGCATAAGAGAGTCCACTTCTCGTCTCACTTGCACGTAAAGCACCTTTTGCTGTATCAGAGGTAAAATCATTTAGGAAATCAGTTGCCCTGTTTGTACCTTCAGCTATAGCAACAGATGCCTCAGGTGCAACCCCTGAGAGTGCCCAAGAGGATAGACCACCTATTCCCCCCATTACACCAGATTCCACGGCTAATGCCGTATCTGTGAGCATTTCCATACCGCTTCTGGGTGCTTCTTGGTCATTACGATAATTCTGCTTGGCCGTTAGCTTATTTGCCAACATATCTATGGTTGTAGCATAGCCATACTTTTCTTGAAGTTCAGCAGGGGTCATTGTACGAAGATCATACTCTGGCCCTTTTTGCCCCAAAAGCCCTACATCAGTACCAGCCCCAGCAGCAACCTTATAGTAATCAATAGGTTGCTCAACTTTTTGAGACAACTCTGCTTGTTTCGTGGATGCAGCATTAGCAACACTTTGCTGTTTCAATGGCTGAGGGGCTATACGATCAATCATTGATCCATTAGGGTTCACACCTAAGTTCTGCCCTTTACCCGCAAGATCCAACAAAGTTTGCATATCAGCCATGACGACACCCGATGTAATATATATAGTAGAAAGAACTTTAACTGATTTCAGTAGAAACAAGAAGCAAAAACCCGTCCATTGACGGGTTTTTACCTATTAGGTTAGTTGGTATTAAACCCTACCCCTCCCCCAACATTTTGCCACCATGTAGCTGACTTAGCTCTACGATCTGGTTTATTTGCGTCTGTTCTATTTGCTGTACCTGCTACCAGATAGAATTGTTGTATTGCCTTTTCATAGTCTGCTTTGGCCCTTGCAACTGCTGCATTGTTTTCCGGAGTTGGTCTTGTTTTAACCAACTGGGCCATTCTTTGGTAATTTGCTGCTTTAGTATCTGCTAAAATTTTGGCCGTTGTAATAGCCTCTTTAGTAGCAGCTCTACCTGAACCAACTAAAGCACGTTCCTCTGCATTACCACTTCTAACCTCATCCAAATCTTTATAAATCTTTTCATCATTTAATCGAAAACCATTTCCTAGATTATTTGTTTCAATCTCTCTACCGAAGGGTGCACCAAGAGTATCAGCTACTAAACCTACCCCACGTTGTATGAGGTTGTCTTCTTTCTTAACAGACTTCCTCATCAAAGCACCAACAATTCCGGCAGTAATTTTGCCATCACCTTTACCTTTTCTCTTCATCAGAGTTTCAATAAGGGTCATGACGGTGCCAGTATCTGCCCCCTTTAGAGGACTGTTATCAGCAGTTGTAAGTTCAACTGCCATCTCATATGGGTTGCTTTTATCTTCTAGGGCTTTTGTGTACTCTTCAGCTGATAACCCAGCAATATTATCCTGCCCATCTCTCTCATTAAGTCTATTAATGACAGCTGAAGCTGTATTAGCTACTTCTTGGGTCGGTGTGAAGATATTCATACCGGGTTTTGGGGCAGACATTTCTTTCTGCACAGCAGACATTGCGTTATCAACAATAGGCGAACCAGTGTTATTAACCTTGGCTGCTTGTGTTTTTGCAAAGTCTTTCATGAGTTGAACTTGGGATTTATTGTTGTTATTAGCAAAATTTTCAAGCTCGCTAATATCAACCCCAACTTCACCTTTTGAAATAATTTTACGCATATCTGCCCAAGTTTTATCTTTGTAAAACCCCGGTTTTGCGTTAGGCAATGAAGCCCATGTAGCTTTTAAGTTACCACCTTTACGTTCATTGAATAATGCTTCTGCAAGTTTTTCTTGGTTTGCTGGAGAGAACGGCTCGCTTTCCCAATTTTCTCCAAGAACTTTTTTACCTAAACCAGTTAATGTTTCTTGAGTGAATTGGTATAGACCAGATGCTGATGTGCCTTTTTCAGGGCCAGCTTTTACTTTACCCATTGTGTTTGGGATAAGAACATCTCTGCCAAAAGCAATAACATCTTTGATTGGCAAAGTTGTTAATGGCTTTTCTGTTCTACCATATTGGCCAAAACCATAGAATGAATCATATGGGTTTCCTTTTCTTGTACCAAAACCTTCAGCACCTGTTGCAGTAGCTCTACCTTCAAAAAAACCGGCATTTGGCGTGTTAGCGGCATCTTTAACCAAGTTACTAGCTGTACTGTCAGAGCTAGTAGCTGCTGTGTCTGGTAGGGGTACTCCTGCCATATCTGGAGCTATACCCCCCACCCCAGCTGCTGTTCCTTCTGCCCCTGCTACACCACCTACAGCACCTGCTGTTGTTAGTGCAAATGGATCAGTTCTACCAGCACCTGTCATTATATTTCTCGCGTGTGCGAGAGTTTCTGGGTTGTATTTCCCACTACCAACAAGCTTATGGTATTGCTGTTCAGCCTCAGCAGGATCAATGTATTGGAGCAACTGCATCCCAAGTTGATTACCAGTTTTGATATTATTATCATTCTGGACTTTGTTAGCTTGGTTATAATTACCTTCACTCAAGGTTCTGCTGCTTGAAGCTGAGCTTGCTCCACTTGTTAAAATTGCTTCCATTTGCTCAGGACGCAAGTTCAATCCTTTTAGTACATTTGTTGCCTCTTCCCAGCGGTTATTAGCACTTAAATACTGTGCTTGTAGGATTTGTGGAGAATACTTCTCCATCAAGGCATCACCACCTTTTGCACGGTCGAAGTCATACCCTGTTTTTTGGTAGTCTAGTTCTTTTTTTGCATTATCTACAACAGTACCAACTCGCTTATCCATACCAGCTAGTGCTTCAGCAGAAGCATATGCTTGGTCATTGCCAAGAATTGTGCCATCCATTAAAGCTTGTTTGTACGCCTCAGGATCTTGATACTGAAGTTGTCGGGCAAGTATATTTTTATCAGCGTTATTGGTTCTAATCTCCCCAAATTTATCCAATCCATTTATGCCAGATTGCAAACCTTGGTTCAAAAGCTTGGTAGCATTGTTTACGCCTTCAATAGCCCGACCAAAATCAGGATTATCGACGTTACGCCAAGTAAGTTCACCCATTTCAATTCACTCCTTAGCGTGAAAGGCTGTTTGCTGCAATATATGCAGCAGTATCTTCGTCAGATCTACCAGTAACATGGCCATTAAACTTAGCTTTGTCTGATAAATTTGTATTATAAGATTTGATTGAGTTGTTCAGGTTAGCATTACCAACATCTTTGGTGTACGCCAACTGCTCTTTAGCTAGTTTGTTGGACTGGTAAGCACCCCACAGTCCACCAATAGTCTGTAGGCCCATTAAACCAAGACCAGCTTTCTGACCAAAGTTCAACTTGGTAGGGTCAGTTTTACCTAAATCACTCATCCAATCTTTTTGTGAATCTGCCCATAAATTTCCACCAAAGGATGCGTTTAAATCTGGTGAACCAAAGTCCATAGCATTCATGTCAAATTGATATGGACTCACTGATTGCTGTGGGATAGCCCCACTTAGGTCAGGCATCATTCCACCAAAATTCATGCTACTACCATTATTTATAGCAGGGCGACCATCCCAACCATTGGTACCATACTGTTGCATGAGGTTGTTGCGATTAATATCAAATTTATAAGTCATATGGTTCACCTACTTACGGGAGGTCAAGGGTTAATGATGTGTCTACAAAGTCATATAGGAGGTCATGACTCAGCTGAACAATGTCAGTACCCAATAATAAGGTACGGCTTAAAAAGAGATCCTGTGACTCATAAGTTGAGGTCACTAAGTCTATAATCTGTGAAGGATCAAGGAGTCCATTGCGGTTAAACATAGCATTAAACTTTGTCTTAATCTCTTCCATTTTCACATTATACTCATTTTGGAAGGCTTCAGCTTCCACCATTATATCTTCAGTTTTCAAGTTGATCTGGTTAGCAAACTCATTACCTATGGGGAAAGTAAGTTTCCACAGGTTATCTGCTTTGAGTATCTGAGACAGGGATGAAGCAAACGTCTGCCCAGTTTGCATACCTGTAATACCTGTTACAGTGATAATGCCTGCAATCATCCCTACAATTGCACCAACTTCTGCACCAAACAACTTTGTAGCAGCCTTAGTGATTAAAGAAACTATCACCATAGCAGCAAGTGCATTAACAATTGCTCCTACGATAGCTGCTGCTACTACGTTAGTTATACCGATAGCTGCTCCCACAGCTGCGTTAGCCCCAAGTACCCCTGCTCCTGCTGGGCCAGCTGAGCCAGCTGATAATACGGTAATGACAACAATGACTATGATCAAAATAACCTTAAACCAAGAAGTCTGATACCACTTTTGTTTAACTGCCGTATAGCAATTAAATACCATATAACTACATGATGTAGATAACTGTGTGCTATGCACTACCCCAATACTCTTCAATACATCTTCTTGTATTGGTATAAGGAATCCTGATTCTAAAGTAGTATCAGCGGGGTTGGCCAAACTAAGTGCCAATGCTTCTTTAGCTGTTGTAAATACAGACCTATTTTTATAAATAATATTACTATGGGTAAGTCCTCTTATTTTTAATCTCTTCCACACTGTAGGGGATACTTGCCAGTTAATGTGTATCAAATCATTATTGAATTGTTTGGTTGGAAATTTACTAAACTTATTTGTATTCCCTTTTTCAGGGCCATAGCTTTGCTCTTCATACACATCTGTTGATACATACTCTATCCAAATACTTTTTGGCCCTTGTAGAGGTGAGAGTATCCCACTACCAATTTCTTCATCAATAAAACTCCATTCAAGAGTCATATTATAATTTAAATTAGAGGCACTACTAGAAGTAGTCATTTTATTTCTAGGTATTGGCTGGTACCTCAACCTTACTGGTTCTGAGAGTCTTCTAATAGCCCCCCCTTCCTGATTTGATTCCTTCCAAGCTAACCACTCAGTCCATGAGTCATCAGCGGCTTGCCATTTATCAACCCACTCTGTGTAATCCAGTTCTGTTTTTCTTGATGGGGTGTTGTTTACTGCTTTAAAAAAGTCATAGATATATCTACGACCTGATTGATCCAAAACATTAAGAGGTACGCCAAAAGCTACATAGACATAATCCAATTCTGCAATAGAGGCGTTATCAAGAATGTTATCCCTAAGATCATCATATTTAGCATTTACTGCTTTTTTAATTGCTCGTTTAGCTGGTTTATAATATGGAGGATCATACGTTGTTTTTACATCGTAGTTATCAACACGAAAAGGGATAAATGGTAATATTTTTCCTGCATTTTCTGGCGGAACAAACATAGCATCTAAAACAGCATTGCCGCTACCTTCTCTATATATGAACGTTTTAATTCCACTACTCTCACCATATGTGAGTGGTTGAGTGTCTTCACGATACGTTCTATCAGCTACTAGAACGTCCGTAGTGGTGGTAGTTGTAACTGACTCAGTTACCCCTCCTGTAGTGGAAGTCGTGACTACAACATCAACTACTTGTTCCACATGCCATCCAGTTGTGAAATAAAGTGTCTGCTTTTCTGCAACAATTATATCAACACCCGGTGTACGTGCTTCTTCAACTGTCTGCGTATATGATGAGCTATTATCGTTGTAGGGTGTTAATGCAGTTGTTGTACTTACTGAATGAACAGGAGGTGTTGCATCAGAATATGTTTTATCAACCACAGTTTCTGTAACTAAGTTCACAGAGTTTGTGGTAGTAACATTAGTGAGTTCAAGCCAATCCACTACATCAGGAAAGCTGTCACCAGAACCAAGAGTAACAACGGCACCTGTTGTAATTGCCCCAGCTGTGGGTGCACTCACTATATTGTATGTTGAGTACAGATACCTAGCTTGAGGGAAGAAGTTTAAAGGTGAGAAAGTAGTCTCAGTTGTATCTTCAAATATGATTTTTATTAAATTAGTTGTGGATTCAATGTCTGTTTTATAATCAGAAGTTACCAAAGTAGGGTAGTTATCTTGGATATATTGATCCGTCCAAAAAGAAAAATCAGCAACATCTATAATACTAGACTGTACGCTTACTGATTTACCTACTGGGCGGGGTATTTGAGATGCCAATGTAGCTGTGCTTATGCTATCACCTGCTGTTAGGGTAGCAGGTGTGTAACCAATAGTAGTGTTATACCCACTCGAATCAACCCAGTTACCAAAACTTCTTAGTTTTATACCCGGCCCATTTAGATAACCATTAACTATACCTGCTCCCATATCTTTATTAGCAAGCACATTGCCTAACACAGTTGCCTTTAAAAAATTAGCACGAGACTCAGGATCTCCAGCAAGGTTATAAGCCATGCTGGATACCGTGATAATCGTCTTTCTGCTAAAAAGCCCCATTTTATGTTAGGCCATTTTCTGTTTGAATCTTTGTAAGTATAGAGCTTATATTTGGAATCATGTAAGCATCAGGTGCTGGGGTATCACTTACAGTATGCATTACAGTCCATGCATCAGCAAATACCTTAGCTGCTTTAAGTTGTGAATCTTTCTGATAACTTTCGATCTGCTGGTTATAAAGATCTTTTTGCTTACCAAGCAATCCAGCTATGTTAGTAACACCATCCAATCGAGTATCAGATGTCTGGGCACGTTGAGATTCAATCTGCTCCAATACCATTTGATGTTGGGAAGGCATCATAGTGTTGAGTTGAAACAGAATAGTATCGTTCTGGTACCCTTGTCCCAGTATCTGAAGTGGCAATAAGTTATCTACCGTCAACTTACCTTGGCCATACGTGGTGTCTTCAGTCGCTAAACGAAGTTTAGTGAGTGCATAGTTTGCACGAGCAGTAAGTGCCTCAAGCTGAACAGCTGCATACTGTACTTTAGCAATTGCCAGATTAACTCTGGAAGTGATTGCTTCAGCTTGTGCCCTAGCAGCAGCCCAGAAAGCTTGATCTTTACCCAACAAGAATTGGGTAGCATTGTTCATTGCACCCTCAGCAAGTGCAATAAATGCTTTGGTGTATTCAGCACCACTGATACGTTGCTTATCAAACTCTTCTTTGAGATGAAACTTAAAGCCATTCATTATGGCATCAAATGCACCATCACCCGCTACAGCATGACGGGTAAGCATCTCATTGGTGATTGGTTCAACATTCTGGTAAAGGGCAGATGTGAGGTCAACAGGGACTGTGTATTCTGGCCCGGAGAGATCAATCACAGGTAAGGTTACATTTTCACCTGCAAGCAATGAAACCATCAACTCATTGGCTGCAACATCACCACCATAACTACTCATACCAATCACCCTATATAAAATAAAGAAGGCCCAGCAGAGTAAACTGGTGGGCCTAATCATAACCGCTAGATTATCAGTTTAGTGAGCCAGAGGCCAACTGTGCTGTACCCAGCTGTTTCAGTTCTTCAGCAGTCAGTGGTGGCAGTACAGTGATAGCAAACTCCTGCACCCAATTCTGCTCAATAACCAAATGGCCATCTTTACCCTTACGGGTACGGATGTTCAAATACTTACGGCGTTTCAATGCCTTATAAATAGCATTAGGAACATGGAAGCCATTTTCTGTGACTTCCCCATAAGAAACAAACTTTTTGATACTACCCACATACTCATTACCAACAGAGATGATTTCACCCTGTAGATCCTTCTTCTTTGGATCAAGGTTAACAATGTGAATGCGGATCAGTTTCATAGCTTCCTGCATAAGATGCTGACGTAGGCTTAGCACACGCCCTTTCTTAGTCACTGGAGCAGATGGGTCAACCAAAGAAGCAGCTACTTTAACTTCTACTTTCTCAACACCATCCATCTTATCTTGGATACGCTGTTTCAGTGTATCAATACCAATGTTGTTAGACACAGTGATACCCATCATACGGGCACGTTGAATCAACATTGCTCTTTCATCAGGTTGAGGGGGAGTTACTTCTGGTACATCCAGAGCAGCAATACGTTCCTGAATCCCATCTTCTTCAAGCACTGGGGTTTGTTCGGTATCCGTAGTCATTTTAATTACTCACTTAAATAGAGCTAAGTGGGGGAGTTAATCCTCCCCCACTTCGCAGGGTGTTGCTACCTATTAGATAGGAGCAACGGTCTTGACCAAGCCAATACGTTCTGGACGCTTGACGAGGAAACCGTAGTACCACTTGATGGAACTGAAACCAGTTTCACCATAAGGATCATTACGGTCAGCAGTTTCACGACCGGGCATCTTGGTCATGACAGAGAACTTCACTGTCTTACCATCGGTCTGGAAACCAATAGTGGTGAAGCTGTCATCACCAATAACCAGCATTGGATAGATGTCATAACGCTCAACACCGGCAACAGTGGTAGAGCGATAGCCGGGGTTCTCATCAACCACAGCACCTGCACCAGCCCAATTCAGCATTTCAGGAACTTGAATGAATCGGAAAGCGTCGATGGAACCAACTTCACCATTCATCAGGGTACCAGCATCAGCATAATGCTGAACTTCGATGAAAGCCTTATTACCGAACGAGTCGGTCATACGCTTCAGCAAAGGCACCAGCTCAGAACCAACATAAGCAACACGGCCAGCTGGAAGGACACGAGTGTCATTCAGACGGGAACCAGTGATTACCTTGGTCTGCTTAGGTGTACGATTATCTGTCAGCATCATGTCCAAACGGACAAGGTTGGCATAAGAGATAATCGAAGCTGGGATTTCTGGGGTGACTGGGCCAACACCGGCAGGTACAACTTCACCAGTGATTTCATCGTCATCCAAAGCAGCACCGGCAAACAGAACAATACCGGGAGCAGACAGCAGATCACGCTGAAGAGCAGCTTCAGTCATCTGAACAGCACCAGTCATCAACTCAGAAGACAGGTGATCCATCAGCATATCATCCGAATCAAAATCCAGAGCTTCCTGAGTAAACTCAGTGAAGAAACCGAACTTATGAATCGAACCTTCACGGGTGATACGGGTGAAACCAACTCGGTTCACTCGGCCACCATTTTCAGTGAGAGCAGGCAACTTGCCTGCAATCGTACCAACGTCTTTGCTCGAACCATACAGGTTACCATCTACAATGGTGGCACCGTTGGCATCAATACCTTGGTCGTTAATGTTACGGTCATCCAGCAGAGGCACGTATTCAAAGACCTTAATGGTCTTGCCATAGTTCTTTGGCATATTCGTGACACTAGCAAGGGGCATGAAATACTGCTCTTTGCGGGACTGGACAATGGACTTCTTCAGGTAGAAGAAGGTGTTCATCTGATCAGAGTCAGCCCCGTCAATGCCAGATTTCTGGCCATCAATAGGGGCGTTATAGTTCAACGGCATGGTCGTGATTCCTTATAAACGATCTTTAAATTCCGTCATAAACTCCTCGTCGCTCATAGCAAGAGGGTTAATGAAGGGCTTAGTCACTTTAGTGGAACTCCTAGTAGGAGCTGCTGCACTCGCTCTATCCCCATTCTTCAAAGCCGGTTTAGCAGTAGAAGCAGCCCGTCTTATAACAGGTGCACTACCGGAACCATTACTAGCAGCTATCTGGTTGAATGCGCCCTTGGCTTGCAATTCATCCCCGATAACCTTGTAAGCTTGTAGAAAGGAGACTTGAGTAGGGATTAGACCTAAAGCAGATCGGCGTTCCAACTCAGAGTTAATAAGGTCATAAACCCCATTACTTCTCTGCTCGTGGATTGTGCTCATCAATTCAGGGTTCTTCCACAACACTTCCTTACTGGCTTGATCCCAAGTGTTGATCGTTCGGATGGTTTCTGTTCCTTCTGGGGTAGACTTCAAGTCTTCCAGTTGGGTAACGAAACCTTCTTCTTCATCAGAAACACGGTGATTGCCTTGAACGTAAGTATCTTCTTCATCGGTATTTATATCTAGCGGATCAATACCAGAATCCTGCAACAACTTCTTAATAGCATCAGGGTTCTTCTTATCCAAATCAATCAAATAAGAAAGCTTACCCTCATCAAGTAGGCCATTATTTTCCAACATCATCAAGACTTTTCGATGGGGTTGAATAGCCTGCATCTTTTTGGTGTAGTTAGCACCCTGCTTCATTAGGTTAAGTGCTTCATCAGCAGTACGAACTTCAATGGTCTTACCATTGGCCTTTATTGGCCCCACCAACTTCTTATAAGCTTCCTCAAAGTTGATGACTTCAGGCTCTTCTGCCTTTGGTTGAGGTGCACCTTTAAGTACAGGATCAGTTTCTAAGGGCAATACTGGATCAGATTCTTCCCCCAATACTGGATCACCTTCGCCCTCACCTTCTACAATAGGGTCTGAATCTGGAACAATAGGCTCATCTGCCTCTTCAACAATAGGATCAGTCTCTTCAACTTCAGGGGGAGAGATCATCTCATTAAAGTCGTCATCAGACATTGCAAGTAGATCTTCTGGGGTTTGAGGAGGCATTATTCGTCACCCCCTTCATACTGGATTTCCAAAATAGCCTGCTCAATAGATGGAATCTGATTGGCAGCTGCATTACCCATCTGGATAATTACAGAAAGGAATCGACGTAAATGACCAGAAGCTTGGGCAATGTTCAGGGAATCTGCACGAGCATTGGCATCCAAAGCTGGATCTTCACTAGATTGGGCATACCGAGCACAATCTTTCAAACAGAACCCATCAAGGATAATTTCCTTGAACTCTGGGTTATTAAAAAGCTTCAGTGCTTTTTCACGACGATCAACAAGAGCATGAGCATCGGTAAGTTGGTTTTGAAGAGCTTCGACTTCAGACATGGCTGATTAGTCCTTTTTAGTTGATAAATAGGTAGGGTTGCGAACAACCCTAATATAGTTAGACTTATGTATGGGGTCAATACCTTCTTTAACGAAAACTTGACATAATGTCTTCAGTTGGAATCATGTCTTGTATTGCGTCAGAGTTTGCTCGGGTCAATTGATCCTTTCCTGTGCCCCACCAATCACTAACTTTCCGCATTCCAGCTTGCCCACCTGAGATCACATCCCCCTCAATACCTTTAGTACGGACTATGGGTGTCATGGTTTTAATCATTTTAGTCATAGCAAAACCCGGTATAGATTGTAAACCTCCGAATGCTGCCCCTAAAAAATCACCATTACTCATGCCAGAATGTACTTGACCTAGTGCCGAACCAAGACCAGTAACGGGGTTTAAACCTCTCCAAACTCTGTCGCCAAAGTTTGGATCTGTTTTCTCAAACCGAGCATTGTCTTCTGCCCAGTATTCCCCAGTAGTTCTGCCAAAGTTCTCTATGGCAGCTACGGCAGGATTTGTGCCGTAGATATTACCTCTATCGTTTGCCATTTTTTAATATCCTGTGGGCATCTCTGGTGAAACATCTGCTGGCATTGGATAAGCGGGTGGTCGGCCCAGTTCTGCTGGCTTCATCCCACGATTATTCATCTCATTGAATCCAATGGCAGCTGCAATATCAGGTCTGGCTTCCCCTTCCTTAGTTGGTTGGGTAAGTGCCTTAGTAACCTGAAGGTTTGCATTACCTTGAGACTGAGCTTTTTGAAGTTCCTTAGCACGAGCATGTTTAGTGCCAGATTCTTGCTCAACAAAATCAAGATCAGTCAGGTCTTTACTAGACTGGGCTTGTTCAGCTTTAGCATTGTTAAGGGCCATACGTGATTCAATTTCTCCAATCTCAGCTTGTAGCTTAGCCAATTCAAGTTCCTTAATTTTTACCTGCATAGGATCAGGTTCTGGTTTCCATGCACGTAATTTTTCAGCTAAAGCAGGCATACGCTTCAAGTCAGCAATCTCAGCCAAGAGCATGAAGCTCATGGTTGGCTCCATCTTTGGGCCAATCGTTTGCAACATGAAACCTAGATCAGTAGCCTTTTCGTTATCAACTTCAGCCGTGGAAATATCCACTTCCAAGTCAAAGCTACCTTTTAGATCTTCACGTTTAACCGTCACATATTCTTTATTGGTTACCCGAATGATTTCCTCTTCAGAAAGAAACTCAGCATTCATGGCAATAATCTTGGCACCAATAGCTGAAACACCCTGAGCCATACGACGAAGAATGCCCATTTCTCTCTTAGAAGCGGCATCCATCATGCCACGGACACCAGCAGCAACATCACCAAAAGCATTACCTGACAGCCCACCACTGAAGCTCTTAACACCAGTAAGGGATTCAGCATCTTGGTTCTGTAACTGAAGCATTAGCATTGCTGTTTGAGGAATCTCAGGGAATTTATGCTCAATCAAACCTTGGTTTGGTGATAGATTAGGGTTGTACTCGTAGTCCTGCCCATTATCAAAGCGTCTACGGTTCAGGGGATCAAGCATACCTTTAGCAAAACCTTGCTGACCATTTGCGGATCTACCAAGCAAATCAATCATACCTCGGGTAGTTGCTCCCAAGATTGCTTGGTTATCTTCAAGTAGTTCAGCATCAGTTTCACCATAAAGCTGTCTCTTCACTGGGATGTAATTAACCAGTGTAAAGGGCAGCTTCTCATCAGGCATGGGATTCATTTCCATCCTGATAAGGGTGTTGCCAATCCATGTAGCAACGAAAGGTTCTAATACACCATCTTCATCATTAATTGCGTAGTAACCCCAATACTCATAGGCAACTACTTTCTTACGAGCACGATCATTGTAGTTAAAGTTACCATCAGTCTTTGTTTCATGATCTGGCTCATTCAGTGGAGAATTGCTATCCCACATAACCTTATCAAGATTCTTATACTTATTTGGTTCTTTTTCCAATTCAGATTTGTTTGTCTCAAAGGAGACAATCACAAATAATGCTTTATCCAAATCCCCATCACAAGATGGATCTATAAATACGTTAGCTGGATTTAGTATGTTAACCGTAGGGTGATTAGCAATAATCTTTTCAACTTCAGTTTCTTCTTCATCAACCTGAATTGCATAAGTTGCTGTGCCTGATTCAAGCATGTAATCAACAGCAGCCTTCAATTCAGGAGGAACACTCTCATTATAAGTACGTGGATCAGCATCTTTCAGCTGCATAACTTGCTGAAGCTGATTGAACTGCTCTTCATCTGTGATTTCATAGTGCTCAAATACAGGCACCGTTTCTTTAACCATCTTGGTATAACGGTTCCAACCTGTCTGAGCAATACAGGTACCATCATCAACAGCACTACGGATAAAATCATCAATGAATTTGATACGGTTGAGTTTAGTTCTGAACTGCCAATTCAATACCAACTCATTTTGCTTAGCAGCAGCCTCATCCTCAAACGTAGTGGGAGTTACGTTGAACAGCTTAGGTGAACTAAGGAATGGCTCAGTCAATGCTGAGTAACGCCATTCAGCTTGTCTACGGATCAGCTTGGGTTGTACAGAGGAATGCCCCTTCACTATAGGAGCTTTAGCTTTACCCTTCACCCGCATCAAATCATTCCACTTATTGATCTGAAGCAGTTGGGTACTTTGAGCAGGCTTTGCCGCTTCAAGATCACCTTTAAGTGTCTGAAGTGTAGGCTCATTTGCCCAATTAGTTAGCTTATCTGCATCTGCTGAATAAGGGAGCTGATTGTCTTTCATTTATATAATTCCCTTACTCAGAAAACAGTTTACGATCATTAAGAATCTGGTTACCCAGACTGATTATTTGGTTGTCACGGAGTCTAAGAGTAACCCCGAGTTCCTGTACCAGAGATCTGCCTTCTTCAATAGAACTGTCGAGTCTGGTTGTATGGCTTGCAAGATCTCGGCAGACAGCGGTTCCGCCTTCGGCTTGACGTTTATAACTGTCGGCTCTTTGCTTAGACAAGAGCAGCCTATGCTCATACTTAGAACCAAGAGTAGAAATATCCAATTCATAATTCTTTTGGGACTCAGCGAGTTCATGTGTAACCCTCGTATTCTCTAAACGATGACCTTGTTCACGTAGGTCGTATTCGGTTTTCAACTTAGCAACTTCAATTCGTGTGGTTTCTTTATCAGTATCCCACTTCTGCTGCACTGCCTGCATACCCTTATCATACCCATCTGAGTGGATAATGTTTACCACAAAGATCAATGCCCCTATCGTAAGTAGATAGGGGAGGGATTTCAAAAATAGTTTTAAAGTCATGTTGACACCTTCTCTTTAGCGCACTTACTCAAAGGCACATTTCCAATACGGTGATCAACCCAACCCACCATAAATGTATTTAATTTGGTGAGACTCATGTAGTGCATACCCTGTTGAACATCCATTAGCTTTATAACTAATGAGCAGGCTTTCTCGTTACCACGTACACGCTGCAAAGCTTTATATGCTGCAAAGCTTTGAGCACCTACCTTACCATCAACCTTTATAGGAGGGTAGTCTTTACCGCCTCTGTTCAATGCATTCAACGATCTTTGGAACCATAGAGAAGATTGACCCGGCCCGACATTGACACCCGTATCAATCACCTCTTCTGCCACAGCTGGGGATAAATAAACAAGCTGCTCAAAATTAGGTGCCTTCACATAATCCTTAAAGTAGATACCTTGAGCCATTTCCTTGGGAAGGTCTGACATTTTACCTACATATCCGTGCTTCTTTGCTACGGCCACAGTGATGCCGTGGTTAGTTGCACCACCCGGATCTTGGGGATTATTGACAAAGCCGCCCTCAATATTGAAGACGGCTGCTATGATTGCCAGTACAGCTGCGGATACCCCACCTACTACCTTAGCTGTGTTATTAGTTTGGGCATCGCTCATACATCACCGTGCCTTCTTTCGTGTTCAACTGGTTCAGCATCACGCCGACGATCAATGATTAAACCTTCTAAGCGTAGCTGGTGTTCCATTTCGTTACGAATATCCTCACGTTCAGCACGAGCATTCTCACGAGATTTATAGATGAAGTTTGTAATGAAGGTCAGTAACGCAGTCGCTATGCCAACGATAATACCTATATTCGTTAGCGTAAGTGCTGACATGACTGATATAGCTCCGCCTATATAACTACCGATTTTAAGTATAATGCCTGTGGCACTACCTGTTAAATGATCTTCGATGGTTATTTTCATGATCGCCTAAATCAAGTTGGTTAATGGGAACCCATCCTTGGGCACATATCTAATTAGCTTAAGGCGCGAAGATTATACCAGCAGCAGTTAGCGTATTTTTTGCATGTGAGTATCCTCCGCTAAAATTAGCAAGAATATTTGTAGTAATTCTCCCTGTACTACCTGCATTTATGATGAAAACTTTTCCAGTACATGGTGAATTGTAGATCGTACCGACTTGTAAGGAAACATTTGAGCAGTTATTAATATTAGCTAAGTTTCCAGAAGGACTTACCGCTTTCATATATAACTTACTAATTATTAAATTAACATCTGAACAATTCCTTGCATCAATGTAATCCCCTTGTGTAATCAAACTTTGATAAAGTTCAGATATATTTCCACATATCTGCCCACCTGTTGCTGTATACAGTTGTGCTTTAATTATACAACTTATTAGTGTGATTTTGCCCGCAGAGGATGCATAAACAATATGCCCCGGATTTACAGAATCTCCTGTTATCGTAGAGTTACTTATTAAAAGGTCACTACCATTAAAGCAATGAATACCTCTATTAGATATAAGCCTATCAAATGTCCCAGAGGACTCTCTAATGCTTAAAGCATTACCCCCAATAGATGTATTTATAGTAGCACGTGATACATTACATTTAGAAAAGTTACTTGCTACTAGAAAGAAACCACAGTTTGTTAGTGTGAAGGGTATAAGAGGTGTGCCTATAATCCCCACATGTGATGCAATAGCATCAATAAAAGCAGTTCTATAACTCTCTGGGCCTGTTAATGTGAATATGCCTAAGAAATTTGGAGATACTGCATTATTTTTTAAGGATATAAATGCGTACCCTAACCCATTCAATACATAGCCAACTGTTGAAAGGGTTACGGTTCCTAAAGATTTTACTGTGATAAAGGAAAGATCTTTATTATCTATATTTATTTGACCACTTTCTGTATGGCCATTTTCAACATCAATTGTGACCTTTAACCCTAATCCTCTATTTAATTCTAAACTATAATTAATAGCTGCATTAATAGAAGGATAATCTGTTGGTACAGTTATCAAAATTGTATTTGAAAATTCAGATGAAATAACATGCTTATACCTACCAAGACCTGCATCCCACTGTAGGGTTGATTTATCTTGTCGAGCACTTGAATCAACATCATGTAATTCATCTAAATGACTTACACCACGATCAATGCTAACAAACAAGCGACCAGTGCTTGCGTGAAGTGTGACAATAATAGCCACACTGATTGCGTGTTCTGGTTTGATCTTAGTGAGTTTACCTGCAACAGTTGGATGAGCATAAAGGATCTCACCTGCTGTCCAAGTTTCATCACCTACAGCAATAGTTGAGGCAACATTGCCACGGGTATCTATATTATCTAGTGGGCCATAAGAAACACAGTACCCATTATTACCTGTAGCTAAGGTAGATCCCATCAAACCAAAAAAGTTAATTTCATTTGCAGATCCATTTGCAACAAAAGGAACCACAGTAGGGTAACCAGAACTCGTTGCGCCGCTGTAACCAATTAATGCCCCTTTAGTAATAGTGCTACCGGTTTCATTACGAACAGTTGTCTGGGTAACTTCTGTACTTGCGCTTTCTGAAAGCAGTACATAGGTAACACCAGTCCAGCGATATGAGTAGCCAGAGTCAAGAGCAATATAGATTGTGGCAGCGGCACCTGTACCGGGGAATGCAGCAAGACTTGCAAACTCAAATACAGAAGGGGATGCACCACCTTCCCCACCAATCTCTTCATCAAGACGTTTATAAGCAGCTACATTTGTATCCCAACGATAAGTTTTATCAGTTGATTTACTTACATAGATTGTTGATGCAGCACCAATAGCTGGAAAGGCAGCTACGTTTACAAACTCAAAAACTTGTAATGGTGTAGCTGTGGGGAATTGCACATCAACTTGTTCAGTTGCAGGATTATAACTAAGACCTGCACCTAGCTTGATACCACCAATTATCTCACTAGTTGCCTCACTTATAGGAGGAATAACGGTAACATCAAAGTTTACAATTGGATTTGCGGGATCAGTATCATCAACAATAACACCAATACCCCCTACAACATTTTTTACAAAGTTTTTATATTCAGGAATCTCTGCCAATACAGCTTGGCTAGATTTATGGGGGAACAGATTATCCTGATCAAATTCATCAAAGGGCACGAAAGGGGTTTTCATTTTATAAGACCTCATTTTGAATTTGTACAGGAGACTGCCAATTAAGCAACCAACGAAGCTCAGCATTAACCAAGGCAACAGGGGCCATTGGAGAAACTTCAACCACCAATTTTCCATTAGAAATTTTCCAAGAAAAAGTTGAAGGAGATGCTGGGTATACTTCCCCATCTATTGTTTGGGCGGTAACTGTGCTATTTAAAATCATACCAGCAGATAAACCTACTGGTAGGTTAATTTCAATAGTAGTTCCCAAAGAGAGAATAGCTTTCTTGATAACAATCGTCTCAAACAAAGCATTACTTACTCTGTGAATATGCCCCATATTGAAAGCAACATAACGAATAGTTTTCACATACCGGGCTACATACTTAACTACCTCATAAGCATTGCCAATGAGTTTATCAACGTATGGATCAATCCCACTATAGGGATCTTGGCTTGGTCGTATTGACATTATTTCCACCCTCTAATCTGAAATTTAGTATTGGTTGTTGATGAACTGGTGCTAACCAAGTCCATATCAATCGCATCCTGACAGAGCACTTCATAGATGATGGAGTGTTCTTGTCCCTTTGCGGTTGTTTCTGCTGTGTTCATGTGCATATAGACCTTAGATGCAATATAAGCATTAAGGGCTGAACGAAGGACTTCAGGGAGGGTGATTACAATGTCTGAGTAGTCCGTAACAGGGATTACATCATGTTTTGCTTGATATTGCACTGAAAGTGTTTCCCCATCTCGGGGGTTAGGCACCTGTAGCATCAAGGCTTGTGGGGTGAATACCGATCTACGTTGTTCAGTATCATTCAGAGGAACGGCTACCCCATTGAAATCGTATACACCCAAGACTTTGATAACATCTTCTTTAAAAGGTTCTTTACCCAGATCCATGATATAAGGCATATCCCACTCAGCTGGGGGATTACTCTCATCATACTGGGAATAGGCAAACCTTTTGAGCAGGTGGTAATAGGTAGTCCCCACCCTTGTCTCAAGAATCAGGTCATTCTCTTTCAAGAGAAACTTGGTATACAGACGAAGCAAGCCTTCATTGGCGTACTTGATTATCTGCGGCACTTTGGCCGGGAGAATAGTGTTACCTTCTGCCATGGAGAGGTTACTTAACTCCCCAATAGCTAGATCATTAAGCAATTCAGTAACATTCATGGCAGTCTCACACTATATAGGAGCTTAGAGGTGTACTGTCCTTTTCAGGGAAGTCACTCTCATAGATTTCTATTTCATTTGGGGTTGCAGGCATAGAGTCTGATGGTTTCCATGGCTTCAAGAAGCCTAGCATGGAAATTGTATCAATACAGTCGTCCTTACCCTTCAAGCCATTTTTGGTGGCCAGCTTTATCTGTTGGATGAACTGACCCATGATGGTCGTGGTTTTCATCTCAGTAGGGAAGTACATCTTACCAGCTTTGAACCATGGAACTACAAGATTAAATCTGGATAATTTATCAACTATTACACGTATGCCGGGTTCCCCACTCTTCTCTGAGGAGGCAAAGTTGAACCAGACATTACGGTTAATCTGCTCTTGTTGTAACCATTTGATGAATGCACCCTGCTGGCCATTGACCTCAATACCTACCTGTTGGGGCTTATACTCTTGAACCAATCGGAATAGATCATTGATCGTCACATCCATGGTCTGTCTAGCAGATACCCCATCAACCCAGAACCAGTCACCATTACTACTGTAGGCCCAGACTGATATTACAGAGAAATCCCCTGTTTGCTTGGCTGTTGTGGCAAAGTCAGAGGTTATATAGAAGTTGAAACTCCCTTTATTAAGCAAAAGGTTCTTACGATCATACCAGCGGATCTCACTATCCTGTACCAGACGCTCATCTTCAGATGAGATCCGCAACATAAGCTCTTGGTAGAAGCCAGCCAACTTACCTGTCTTCTCTGCCATCTCATATTGAGCAGCTATATAGTCATAAGAGAATCGTTCTGGCCAAGCCCCAGAGAACTCTTCACGAGTACAAGGGAACTTCTCACATACTGGCCATACGTTTACGTCCCATGCCCCGGATTCCACAGCTTCTATAAGGATGTCTTCCTTATTAAAGGGGGTACCGTTGAATATGATCTTACGTCTGGTAGGGTCAAGAGCATGATTCACCCCTTTATATACGGTGTCTTTGATGGTCATCATAGCCACTCGACTATTGGCATCATCGTCACTTACCAAGTCATCTAGGATGGCGAGTGTTGGGCGTTTGCCAAAAATCTTGGTACCACGTAGTCCAGTCTTTGCACCGAACATCTTGATCCCAAGTAACTCACCTGACTTGTTTCTAAACTCCATGTAGTTGTCTGTAAACTTAGCTTCAGGCACCCATTGCTGAAGGAACTCACTATTGTTGTATCTGAACTCAATGTTCTTTCTGGCAGACTTGACCCCGTTATCCATGGAGTCAGATATGTAAATCATCCCATCTACTGCCCCAAAGTTAGGCAGGTAGTGGAAGGTTGCTAAGAATAGTGTCATGTATTCCATGAACAAGGTGGTCTTTGCTGCCCCACGGAAGCATAGGTTGGCTATGTATTCGTTTGGCTCAATCACCTTATCCAGCATCTTGAGATGAACTGGGGGGGTAGGGTGACTTTCACCTTGCCCCCCATTCACTAGCTTGATGAAGTTCATAAAGGTAAGGGCAAACTCACTTGGCAAAAAGGTAGACGAGTTTAGGCCAGCGTATTTTACATCATCTAGCCAAACATCCAGCTCTTGTTTAATCAGTGGCATGTTACCTTACCTCGGTGGACTCGCCTTCTATGATAACCTGCCCCGCTATATCTTTGGTAGTAGTGCCCTGTCGTATTGCATCTTGCTGTTTTGAGGCAAGTTTACCAAGCAAGTCACGCAGCTCATTCATACCAGAGTTTTCACGTAGATCAAAGTTAATCAATGGCCCCACCTCTTTAGGCTTAGCCAAATGAGTGAGCAATGAGTTAGCTGCCTGAGTTCTCACAAACTCACTTGCAGCATTTTCCATCAGGTCTACCTGTGTATTAATAGCCTTCTGATATGCATCTTGGTTCAGTACCCATGATGGAATCAGAGACTGTTCACGTACTAGATTGACCAGCTTGTTCTTATTGTAGGCTGATACATAAGAAGCAATATCCTTTGAGCTGGTGCCCTTAGCTACTAACAATTGGTGTCTTGCAGGGAAGGTACGAAAGTAACTTTCTTGATTGTTGTACCCCATAAGCTGAAAGCTTATGTACATAACAGCATTTAGGTAATCCTCTGTCTTAAACTTCCCCTCCTGTAATACCTTGGTGTAAGAGATGAAGTTGTCACGGATCTGCTCTGCAATAATAGGGTCAGTGATGCAGTTGTTGATTTTATCAACCAACGCCTGATCCGCTGAGCTTTTTAAGTTGGGGGGCAATGCCCTCACCACTATATCTAGAGTTAACATAAGTCATTCTCCTGTATAGAGCGAAACAACCTAATATGAACTTCTTTTTCTTTTTGTAACCATTTAGTATGAATTTGCTCATATTGTTGTTGATCTATAATCAAATATGTTAATTCAACAGCATGGGTAGATCTTGCCTTATTCCAATCACTATAAAAGGTTTTAAAATCAGCTACAGCCTTTTCAATAGATGTGGGTAATATATGACCGACATTATGATCAGGGGCTAGTCTATCGAAGTCATCTGAAATCATTTCTCAATTACCTCTTCTAACTTATCACGTTAGTACAACATCCCCCGAATGGGGGACGCTGCCAATTTTTTTACATCTTACTTGTATGAAGCTTGATTCGCCTCTCCAATATAGCTAGGTAGACCCCCATATATTTCGCCTGATCATTAAGTAGTTTTTCCTCTTCTTGTGTCAAAAGAACGGTAGCTGGGGTATGTTTTAAGAAAGAGTTGAGTTTATCCGTCTTCACCTGCAACTCATCTCGTTCTACAAATAAACGTTGCAGAAAGGTAGTAGTAGTAGGCACGCTCTCCTGTACAACCTTGGTATCCCCATAAGTACGATCAAATTCTGTCTTAGTTAACCACGACACATACCCATTGAATCCTTTCAGATTTGGTTCAGCACCATCTGTACTCTGTACAAGGTACCCTTCATCTTCTGGGTTCTCGTCAGCAGGCACACGCCAGCCCCGTAGAATGCAGTAGTCCAACCGGTTCATCTCAATGGCATGGACAACCTTTGTTCCAACATATGTCTTGGGCTTGCCATGGTGGTAAATCAAACTCCCCTCCACCAATGGTACCGCTTTACTAATCAGATCAAGCTTTGTCTTCAGCTCATAGCCAAGGTACTGCCATACCTTTTCCTTAGCGTCTAGGTACGCATAATCCTGTCCTATCACTTGATTGAAGTTCTCAAGACTTGCACAGGCACTTTGCCCAGTAATCGTGAACCCATTCTGCAAGGTCAGTACACAGATCGTAATAGTTGTACCAAACAACACATGGTAATCAACCTTAGCAATTGCAGCACTCACATCTGCTGCTGTTACCGTAGGTGCTGGCCGGACATCTGCTTCCACTTGATACTTTACTTGTTCTTCTGACATGATCTTCTCCAAGGGCTTGCTATAAAAGAACTTAGACTATAGGCTATATATAGTCTCTAAACAATACTTCTATTATAAGATAAGAGGTAAGCCACTCCTATTGTCATTTTCCTGTAGGAAAACAACTACAAACCAAGGGTTCCCCTACTTGAACCAAAGAGATAAGCTACTCACTTAGCTGACCAACATTGCCTCTCCTTAATGTGCTTCAGCAAGCCCCCTACCAAGGGGGCTTTTTTTTTATCACCTCTCGTATAAACACATCACTCGTTACTTCACTACTTGGGAAGCTGCGCTTCCCACTACGTTTAGTAACTCCCTCAGTGTTTATACTCGCGCATAGAAATTACCCCCACTATATAAGTTTGGGGTATTACATAATTTCTGCTCAGATTTTTTGGGCGGTGGTTTTGTACTCGATAGTTAATGAAAATACTCCCTCCAACTTATCTCGTATATAGCGATCATTTTCAGAATTTGGACTTGTGCAAGATATTCATATGTATGTCTAGCTGTATGGTATAGGGGATCACACTCAGTCACACTGAAGATCCCCCCCCCATCACACTGCTCACACCATGTAGACCACCCCCAAGCAGCTCACGCTGCTTGTAGACATTTCGTCGAATCAGGAGTCATCATCATGTCAGCAGTCAGCACTCGTGCAACATACGGCAACATCCTTGGCATGCTCTCATCAGCATCCGATGCCGTAACTAAAGTCCTAACGTCAGCCTCAGACAGCGTAGATATGGCCTCAGCCGCTATCACAGCTCTCAAGGTTGACCAAGCCGTGCGTATCAAAGTAGATGCCGCCATCTACGCCAAAGATTACGTACTCAAAGCTACTACAGCTCACACAGAGACTCTCATCGAAGTCCAGAACTTCCGTGCTAAGTCTCCAACACATGCCACTGTCTTCGATTCGGTACACGCTGAATTGACAGCAATCCTCGAAGCTAAATAAGGCCGTAAGGCCAGAACCCTAACGGGTTCTGGTTTTTAACCCACGATAGTTAGATGGTACATCCAACTTATCTCTACTTGTTCAACGATAGTTGGACACCAATTGAAGGATTCAGACATGAACGAAGATGCTTTGCTCGTCCTTATGATCGCTCTAATGACCAACATTGGAGCAGTTATCCTGCTAATCATTGGTATCAATGACCGATCAGTTCTGGAAATCCACACAGCAATTGCACTCAGTGTAATTAGTGGGTTGGCAGTAATTGCCACATTAATCCTCAATCAGAAATGCTTTGGAGAACATAAATGAATACACGACAACATGATTCATCTAGCTTTAGCCAACGGTTAAAGCACCAGCTACAAGTGAGTCATTTCAAGGGGTATACCACATATCCCAATGGTGAACACCGTGTTCTACCGGGCATGAAACCCATTCATGCTAATACTTATAAGGGTCGTTAAGACCCTTTCACTTTTCTAAGTTTCGCAGCTCGCGCTGCTTTTGGAATGGTTTCAGGATGCGTCAACATCCCCATTCCGTAGCACTACCAACCAATTGGAGTAATACCTTATGTCAGCTTCCGCAATCAATTTCGCAGAAATCTTCGCCCAGTCCAACAAGCCAGTAGCAGCTGCTAAAGCTAAAGCAGAGTATTGGTTGAACTTCGGGTATGTTGCACCTGTTCAGGGCAGCAATGGTGAAGAGAAGTTCGTCAGTTTGCCTATTGGTATTCCTTTGGATACCCAAGAGCATCTGCCCACCAACAGCCGTAACGTTGAGTTCAGCTATTTCCAAGCTGCTCGCAATGACCTGCTGGATAAGATCATAGTAGCAGCCAAAACTCTTGCACGGGGTGAAAGTCGTATCATCTGCAAAGATCCTGTTACAGGCTTGGCTGTCCAGCTTCGTCGCATTGGCGAAGAAGTACCAGAGTTGGCAGCTGGTGCTGTCAATCCATTCATTGGAGGTGTAAACCTCTAAGAATGAAAAAGACTCCCTTCGGGGAGTCTTTTTTTTACTAAATCTGATAGTTCCTAAACCTAAAGACTAACTTCAACTTTTTTAACAAATTTGGCGATAGACACCTATAGCCTAACTATCCCTAGTTAGATATAAATAGGAGGATAGTTTTCTTAGTATATCGTCATACATTTGCGGCTCTCGCCGCTTGTGGATTCTTCCTTTTCTTAATAAATGGGCATCAACATATGGACACTTTAAAGAGAACCAAAGAACAGATCCATGAGGGTGCGGCTAACAAGCGTGTCCTCGTATTCCTCAAGGCTTACATCAAGTGGGTAGATAAGGGTGCCAGTGTTGATCACACCATCTTCACCAGTAGAACAGGTCTATGCACCATGTTTCAGACATGGGGCTTATACCGAAACAAGAATATTGCAATGTGTGATTTGAAAAAGCACTTACCAAGGACAGTTAATAGATCCCTCCCTTTCAACCCAACTCCAATGCACTACGGCGATGAATGTAAAGGAGACTTCACCCATTTAAACCCTCAAAGGATTAATTGGGTTAAACAAACAATCAAGCAATTGGAGAAAGATCATGCTTAGTGTAGAAAAGCAATGCCTGCTCATGTATCTCAGAAGCTACAGAGAATGGTTGGTTGAAGGTGCACCTGAAGATGAACCATACACAAAGACTTCAGGTTTGTGTGTCAACATCTCAAGATGCCCTTTTGTACTCCCTACAGATGAGGAGCGAGTACAAGAATTGCTCACAAAACTGCTACCAATAGTTCTAATTTATGAACTAAGTGAAGAGAAAGTATCTTGTGTGCCATTTAATAATGGCAATATACGTGAATACGTGCAGGAAAGTCTTCTCTTTAAAACGCACCTCAACCCAAAAAGAAATGCGTGGGTTAACGCTACCATTGATATGTTGGAGAAAGAAAATGCCGAAAGTAATTGATCCATACGCTGGTATCTTGTGTGAACTACACGGGCCAGTGGATATATCCAAAGAAAACTACTCTGAGCAAATGAGGCAACCCCACTCTAAGTGGAAATGCCCTATCTGTAATAATATCAGTGAGTTCGATGACGACCGTTACGAAGAGCTTCATCCAGAAGAGGCTTAACCAAGGTCACCATGTTCGATAACTATTATAGACTCAGAGTACCACAATGAGTAAAAACCCAAATACCATT